ACCAGGTCATTGTTGAACTTTTATCCTGGTTCAACAGGAAGGGGTGGAGTCGATTCGCAATACATTCTAGGCAAGCCTGTCCACATGTATACTTGAAAATCTTCTCCAGCTGCCACATACAAATCTAGGACAGATTTATCACTTACAATGGCATTACACTTCAGTTTATACCCCTCAACTCGTTGGGGTGTGTCTGTCCAGTCTTGCACTTTACCTGGAACAAAACGATCTTGCGAATAAAACGGAACCTCAAATTCAGTTGCAGAGTTTATGTCTACATTGGTGTAAACAAGACCTCTAACTCCTGTATTAATTCTGGTTACTGGAGCAGCATAATCCAAAACAATTGATTGTGCAGCTGCTGAATTATAAAGGAAAGAAGTTATAGTATTCTGACTCCTCTTGTATATCGTATCACCCAAGGGTTTACGTTGAACAGTCACAGTACCCTGGGTAGTGCTACTAGTATTCGTCATATTAGCTAGAGCTTTATAGCGAATAGAACCACGAAAACCCTGAAATGCATAGGTAACCCAATGCATCAAAACAGTGTTAACGAAATTGTATTCACCAGCATCTGACGAATCAACACCACCAGCAACATTACCCCTCAAAAACGGGTATGCCGCAAAATTTATATCTGTAGTAACTAAATTACTGCTACTAGCAAGATTTTGATTCAAAGATTCCCTCCTCCACAAGTTGTATCTTTTCAATAAAGTACGAAAAGACAAAATGGATTCCCCAGTAAAACCCATATTGATCATGGAATTATCCTGCTGGGATGGACCTAAATTGTCCGATTCAGCTTGTTGAGGCGCTGATGGTTCAGGCGTATTTTGGGCTTCCGAAACAATTTCCTCACCCATTTGAGGTCTAAAGACAAATCGTTGAAACGAGTCATCAGGCACAAAAACCTCAAAATCTTCGCCCATAGACACAAACACATTAACTTCAATGTTGTTGTCTGCGGTACTATTTGGTGTAGTAAGTTCATTGACAATGAATACACCAAGTACTCCATTCCCAGCCTCCTTAGAGGTATAGGCTGAAGTAGAATACATTTGTGTCACAGAGTCGACACAAGGCGTGTGTCGATCAATCAACGTAAAAGGTTGACCATTGCCGATCTCAATAGTAAAATCCTGAGTATCAGCAATATCAATGACTTCGGTGTAGTTCACATTATATTCAGAAAAACGAGCACCAGCCATCGCTCCGAAGTAATTAGGATCATAAACAATCTTAAGTCGACCTTTGTGGAAGGCCGAACAAACAATTTGAAATCGAAACTTCATTGATCCAGTCCAGAACTTAAATGGCATCGCCGCCATGGCACAGGCTGGAAAATGAAATGACACTGGTGTGAGAGAGCTTTCTGCCCAAGTGACTGGGCTAACTCTCGCATTCCACAAAAGTGTCTCAGGAACTGTGCCCTGATCCCACGCAAACTTAGTCAAATAAGATTCCCTCTTGGCTATTTCTTTGATGGCCATAGGATCCGAAGAACCCAGACCAGCAATTCTAGGATCAATGGACAACTCTTGTTTATCGTCAACAGTCAATTTACCTGCAGTATCAGGAACATTTGTAACGGCCAAAGAACTAGTAGGAAACATACGCATAGGCGATGGATTCTTAGTTTCAGGTGGTCGACAATATCCAAACTGTTTCGCAACCTTCGCAACGTTCTCAGCTACAGTAGCTGTAGCCAAAGCGTAAGGTTTAATGGCTGGGATAACAGACAATGCATTTGACATCTTGGCCACAGCAGTAGCTGGCCCAGATATCATGCCCGTCTTATTAGCTTCATCAATTTCAGTCTCTTCACCCATTTGCGGTTGCAAAGTGGATGTGTCGACCGAAGTAAGTACAGACAAGCTAACATCCTCGGCCCACGCAAAAACAGAGATAGTAACATTATCGGTGGCTCCATTGGCATGCAATAAGGTATTCAAAGTTCTAAAGTACAATTGTCCCATATCAGTCCACTCGGCGTCTGGAATAGTCAAATAATTCTTATGATAAAAGAACGGTAAGACCATTTCTCCGCCAGTAGATGTCGTAGGATCCAAAAAGATGTGAGGCCATTGTGATGCTTGTACTAGATCCTCAGGTACTAAGGAAGCTGTCTCAGTAATAGCATCATAGTCCGCAAGAGGTAGATAAGTACATAGAACTCGACCATACAAAAAGCCATTACCATTGATAACAACTTTGAGATGCAATTTTGCACGCAAAAGGTTATAATTGTTGATCCTATTAATTACTCTGGTATTATTAAAGTACAAATCCCAGGGATCAAAATCAACACCCAACGTGGTGCCAGTCCCCCATCCGATCTCAGCAATCTTGATGGGACGACTGAAGAAATTCTCCAGTGTCGCATCATTAGTATCTTGCAGCATCCGTGTGGGGTCCATTTCACTATCAACATTGTACGTGTAAGCAGGCAATTGATCACGAAAGCGAACATTCTCTTCTTTATCGCTATTCATGACCTTCATGACGGAACAATCAGACGTAATGCCTGATTGCATTTCAAATGCGGGTGGTTCATCCGGAATGTTCTTCGCATAGTCCAGGAAATTGCCAAGAGGCATTTCCAAGAAAACCTTAGAATCTTCATTTAAACGGTTATATTCATAAATCAAACCGCATTGGATTTCATATTCATCGTCATTCGACTGGGTTTCGGCTAAATTCAAGAATTCTCCAACTGGCATGCGAAGCAAGCTCTTGCAGTAGTACTCAAGAGATTTCAAGTATAAAAAACTTAAAGATCCAGGCATAGGAGGGTCCTCAAAAGGCCGATGTGTTGACGCACTGTCTCCGACAGTGCTTGTTTCAGCGTCAAACAAGCTTTCTTTGGTACAGGGTTTTAAGTCCCCTGGAAGACTTACTAATTTATTTTGGTTATTTTGGTTAGAAATTCATTTATTTACAACATCGATTGGTGAATCAGCCATCCGTGCGGTGATATTTACATTGGTGGACCAGGCCGTCCCTAAATAGGAAACGTCGTCCAAATACACAAAGCCTAATATATAACATAAAAACATCTACAAAACATGCAATTTATTGGTATCCATATATGTATTCGAATTTTGATTTGTTCCAACACCCAGATTCAAACTGGGCCCACATTTTTAAGGGTATGTGATGGCCCTGTAACTACGGTTACTCGTAGTTCTCCTTCCAAATTTGTACTCTCTCGTCAAAATCACGATCTAGTTCAGTGCACAAATGTGAAAGGTTTGCTCTCTTTGCTATTTCTTGCAATTGAGCGCGACGTTTTTCATAGACATCACGTCCATGATTGAACCACTCACGAAGAGCAGTATCAATATTAATGCCACAAGCATGCTCCTCCGTCAAAGGAGCACCTTTTCCACGCATGAAACAATGTAGCATCTTCTCACAGGACTTGTCAACTAGAGCGCCCACGTGGCACCCTATCTCTGGAATAAAGACACTTTTCCGCTTTAAAAATTCAAAATCTTCAGCGGGCAAGTAATCTAGCAATTCACTTTCCTTGTCTGGCATGGTATATATCTGTCCATACTCAGCAAGAAATTCAGAGAAACCTTTAATGGTAAAATTGTCCAAATCCTTTTTCTTTGTTCCGATATTATCGTCGCCATAAGTCATCAATGCGAC